TATGGTAGAAGCAACAACTCTGACAGAACCATATCTAACACTTGCAGAAAAAAATGGTTGTAGAGTAGTTGCAACCGCCTTCTATCACGGAACCGAAGTTGCATCAGATAAAATAGATGCAGAAACTTATTCTAAATTCAATCGTGCTGTATGTGAAGCCGTGCGCCGAATTAATGCGAATAAGAAAAAATATTTGCAATACTTCATTGATTATCACAAAGAAAAAGACCCTGAGATTGCTACTTTAAATATTTCTGATTTACGAGAGAGCAGAATTGTAGTGGTCGAACCAGCACCTATTCCAGAAGATGAATTAGAGAGAACTGCTAATTGGATCAAGAGCTGGGGAATGTTATCAACCACTGAAAATCATAGTGATTTAGTCAATAGGATAATGTAATGGCCACCTCACAATCGCCAGTTTCTAGGCAACCAACAAAACTGGATTACGCAAGTCCGACTCAATTTCGTTTTGGTATACACCAATTACCAAAAGTTGAGTTTTTTGGAACTGCTGTAAATTTGCCCGGCATAACTTTAGGTGTGATTCAACAACCAACACCATTTAAAAATATTCCTATTACTGGTGATAAGTTAGAGTATGAAAATCTGACCTTAACTTTTATCGTTGATGAATATCTAGAAAATTATATTTCTCTTCATAATTGGATGACAGGTATAGGGTTTCCAAGCCAGAGATCACAGTTTTCTACTCATAGAGATGAAACATCAAACACACCGACTGATCCATTAGGATCAACAACAGATATTGGTATTACAAATCCTCCATCACCAGATCGAGCAATGTATTCTGATGCAAACCTTATGATTCTTTCCAATAAAAATAATCCCATTGTGGAAGTCGATTTTCAAAATATCTTTCCAGTATCATTAGGTGCATTAGAGTACAATCAAGATGCAACTGATGTAGAATATATTTCTACTACAGCAGAGTTTGCTTATCAGATTTATGAGTTTAAACCATTATAAATAAAATCGAGCAGAGATTATGATAAACTTTAACAACTTTTCATAATCTTAGACTTAATCTCTAGTGACAACTCGCTGCGGCTCACTAGGGTCAACATAGACAAAGAGAGGAATCATACTCTGCTCATTTTTTTGAAACAAGGTACATTATGAATTTAGATGAATTGAAACAAGAAGCATACAAAGACTTACCCATTACCAACCAAGAGCATCTTGACCAAGAAGCTTTTAAAAATCAAGAGATAAAAGCAAAGTGGTTAGACTACAAAAGTAGATTTGAACTTTTGCTCACAAAGAACAAAGGCGACTATCAAAAGTTGTACCGTGAGAAGTGGGAATATTACGGTGGCAAAGCTGATGCAAAAATATATGTCGCAAAACCTTTTGACTTAAAGGTTCTCAAAACAGACCTTCAAATGTATATCACTTCTGATGAGGAAATTATTAACCTGTCAAATAAGATAACTTATTTGGAGACAGTAGTAAAATATATTGAAGGTGTAATAAGATCAATTGACAACAGAGGTTGGGATACAAAAAATGCTATTGAATGGAAAAAGTTTGAAGCTGGAATGATATAATGGATGTAGAAAAATATATTGGTTATTACAGTGATGTATGGGAACATGATCTTAACTGCGATGGTATAATAGAAACAAACTATGACTATCAACCATCAACATATTCAAATCATAATGGAAAAGTTACAAGTCAAAGCCGTGTTCAAATGGATGAATGTTGGGTTCGTTTTGGTGACAAAGGATATGATGAAATTAAACAAGCTGTAGAATACACATGTCGTTTGTACTCCGAACAGTTTCCTTTATTCAGTGTCCAACGAATGACTGATTTTAGAATTAATAGATATAAAGAAGGTGATTTTATGTCTAAACATTGTGATAATATACACCACAGTCACGGCCAAGAATATGGATTTCCACAAGCCACAGTTTTGTTATATTTGAATGATGACTACGAGGGTGGTGAGTTTTATGTGGCAGGTAAAAAATTTGAACCGAAAAAATCTTCGGCATTAATATTTCCTTCCAACTTTATGTTTCCTCACGAAGCAAAAGTTGTTACTAAAGGAACAAGATGGAGCATAGTGACATGGCTAATGTAAAGATAGAGAGAACAAAACTCTGGCCAACAAATATATATTGTTTTAATACTGATGTTAGTATTTTACAACATCATGATAAAATGGAAACTGATCTTAAAGTTGATCTGAAACAAAATTATACAGAGATAAAATCTGGTAAAGAAGTTGGTTTTAATTTATATCAAGGTCGAGATAATTTACAAAATCTTGAATCATTTAAACCATTTACAGAATTTGTTAAAAATATTTGTGGTGGTATCTTTAATCAGGAAGGTTATGAAAAACAAGAAATTGAAGTCACTCAGATGTGGGCCAATCTTCAAGTGGATGGTGGTGTTCACCCTCCTCACACACACGCCAATTCTCTTTTATCTGGTGTATATTATCTAAGAGCAACTGATGATACAGCTGGAACACAATTTTTTGACCCAAGAGCTCAAGCAAAAGTTTTAAAACCAAGAAGAGCAAATGCAAATATGGAAAATAGTGGAGTTTGGCAAGTACCTTCTGCTACAGGAACAGGTGTTATATTTCCTTCTTGGTTACAACATTGGGTGCCATCAAATACAGATGAACGTATAACTTTATCTTGGAATACTATAGTACGAGGTGAATACGGCGAGCCTGGTACTTTGCAAAATGCGAATATCTAAAAAGAATGAAGCATATATTGTAATATCTGATTTGACACCATCACAAAATCAGGAACTATCTGAGTTCTTTACTTTTGAGGTGCCAGGTGCTAAATTTATGCCTATGTACAAAAATCGTTTGTGGGATGGAAAGATACGTCTGTTTAGTCCTGCTTCTGGTGAAATATATTATGGGTTATTATACTATGTAAAAGAATTTTGTTCAAGAAACAAGATTGAATATATAGTAGAAGAAGGAGTAGAAAATGAGCGGGATGTTGTTCATCAGGTTGTTAGAGATTTCATCAGATCACTTAGACCCAAATCCAAGGGGAAGTCACTCAAAGTGCGTGACTACCAGATTAATGCAGTACATCATGCCTTGTCCCGAAATCGTGCTTTACTTGTTAGTCCTACTGCTTCTGGTAAGTCGTTAATAATATATTCCCTTGTTCGTTACTATCAAATGGCAGGGGAGAAAATATTGATTCTTGTTCCCACTACATCTTTAGTGGAGCAAATGTATTCTGATTTTGAAGACTATGGGTGGAGCTCTGGTACATATTGTCAAAAGATATATCAGGGTTATGATCGTAAAGTAACCAAGGATGTTGTGATATCGACTTGGCAATCTATCTATAAAATGCCTAGAAAATATTTTGAAGATTTTGGTTGTGTAATTGGTGATGAAGCTCACTTGTTTAAAGCAAAATCTCTTACTGGTATTATGACAAAATTACATCAATGTAAATATCGATTTGGTTTAACTGGTACACTGGATGGAACACAAACGCACAGACTTGTTCTAGAAGGATTGTTTGGCCCTGCTGAAAAAGTTGTTTCTACTAAAGAACTTATTGATAAGAAGACACTTGCAAATTTAAAAATAAAGTGTATAATATTAAAACATAGTAACGTATTGGAAAGGATGACTTATGCTGAAGAACTACAATATCTCGTTGGAAATGAGAAAAGAAATAAGTTCATTAGTGATTTGTTATTACACCTTAATGGGAATACTTTGTGTCTATTCCAGCTTGTAGAAAAACATGGTAAAGTATTATACGATTTGGTAAATGATGTTGCGAAAGATAGAAAAGTCTTTTTTGTTTATGGTGGAGTAGATGGTTTAGAAAGAGAAAGAATAAGAGGTATTGTCGAGAATGAAAAGGATGCCATTATCATTGCATCGTATGGCACTTTTAGTACTGGTATTAATATTCGTAATATTAATAACATCGTGTTTGCCTCGCCCTCAAAATCTAAAATTAGAGTCTTGCAGTCACTTGGTCGAGGTTTGCGTAGGTCTGAGAGCAAAATGGATGTTCGATTGTTTGATTTGTCCGATGACATCAAGCAAGGATCAAGACAAAACTATACCCTCTCCCACTTCACAGAACGACTAAATATTTACAATGAAGAACAATTTAACTACGAAATTAGCAAGGTAAAATTAAAATGAATACTGATTACAAAATCATAAAACTGGTAAATGGTGAAAACATTGTTTGCATGGTTGATGAATCTTCTTTTGATGATGGATATGAAATTAGCTTTCCTTTACAAATAAAAACTTACCCTGTTATGACTAAGAAGGGTCCAATTGAACAGTGCAATCTGACAAGATGGGTACAACCGTTTACTGAGGAAGAATATTTTCATATAGAATCTTCTGATATTATTCTAGTAGCTGCAGCATCGCCGGGCATATCTGCTTATTATGAACAAGTTTTAAAACTTATTAATAGGTGGGATGAGGAGGATATGCAGAAATTTGAAACTGATATGGATGAACTTGAATCAAAAGAAAGGTCTTTTGATATCGAAGAGGAAATAGAAGCTGAAGAAGAGATGGAAGACGCAGAACAATATGAACATAGATTAAGTAAAGCAATTCATTAACCCATAACATAGTTAAGATAATCCATTTTTAAAGTAAAGTCAAGTCCCTTTTGTCCCTTGACAAATTTATACTTATAGGGTATAGTAAACTCTATAATTCTAGGAGAACCAAATGGCCAAGGCAAAAGGTAAACATTATGTCGATAATAAAAAGTTTTTAGCGGCAATGATTGAATGGAAAGAAAAGTGTGAAATAGCAGAACAAAATGATAAACAGATACCCCCTGTAACTAATTACATTGGGGAATGTTTTTTAAAGATTGCAACACACCTTTCCTATAGACCAAATTTTATTAATTATACATATCGTGATGATATGATATCTGATGGCATTGAAAACTGTTTACAGTATGTTCGTAATTTCAATCCAGAGAAATCTAATAATCCATTTGCATATTTTACGCAAATTATATATTATGCATTTTTGCGAAGGATTGCAAAAGAGAAAAAACAAAGTCACGTTAAAAATAAATCAATTGAGAAAAATGCCTATGAGTCATATGTCACCATGCCGGGCGATGATAGTTCTTATAGTGTGTCAGGTTTTGATGCAAATCTTTTGTTGCCTGATGAAGATGTGTATAAGCCCAAGAAAAAGAATACACCCAAATCTAAAGGACTAGATACTTTTATGGATAATGACTTGGATAAAGTCGTAGAAAGAGGCACCGAGCGTTGAAGATTGCAATAGTAACTGATACACATTTTGGTGCCAGAAACGACAATCAAAATTTCAATGAATATTTCTATAAATTCTATGAGAACATTTTTTTCCCTACGCTGAAAGAACGGGGAATTAAAACCTGTGTTCACATGGGAGATGTTGTTGATCGACGCAAATTTATTTCATATAGAATTGCTAATGATTTTCGTAAGCGTTTTATCAGTAAATTTCAACGGGATAAAATTAACTTACATATTATTATAGGCAACCACGACACTTATTATAAGAATACTAATGATGTAAATTCTATGGAAGAACTTGTTGGCCAAGACAGGTTTAAAATTTACACAAATCCAGAAGTGGTAGAATTTGATGGTGTTCCCATCCAATTTATTCCTTGGATCAACTCTGGTAATTATGATGAATCTATGGCAGCATTGTCACGTTCTCCAGCTGAGATTGCCATGGGTCATCTAGAGGTTGATGGATTTGAAATGTTCAAGGGTGGACATAGACATGAAGGTTCTTATGATAAGGAGATGTTTCGTCGGTTTGATGTCGTTATGAGTGGACATTTTCATCATAAATCTGATGATGGACATATCTATTATCTTGGCACACCATATGAGATTTACTGGAATGATTGGCAAGACCCTAAAGGTTTTCATATCTTTGATACAGAAACAAGGGAGCTAGAACGTATTGTAAATCCATATACTTTGTTTGAAAAGATTTACTATGATGATACAAGTAATGATTATAGTAAACATGACTTTGACAAGTATAGAGAAAAGTATGTTAAGCTAGTTGTTGTCAATAAAAAAGACCTTTATGGGTTTGACCAGTTTGTTGATAAGTTATTGAAAGCAGATGCACATGAAGTAAAGATCATTGAAGACTTCTCTGATCTAGATGCTGAAAATGTCCCTGATGATATCGTAGAGAATACCGAAGATACGATGACTTTGTTAAGTAAATATATCGATGAACTGGATGTTGATCTAAATAAAGATAGACTGAAAAATAAAATGCGAGAGCTATATACAGAGGCTCAGGATTTAGAACTTTGAAGGTTTTAATTATGGGATTGCCTGGCTCGGGTAAAACTTGGTTAGGTGAAAGACTAGGAAAACATTTTGGTATTCCATATTGGGATGCAGATGACATTAGAAGGATATACAACAATTGGGACTTCTCTTCCTTGGGTAGAGAGCAACAAGCTTTGCGTATGCGTAAACTTGCAGAGATAGACCCGATAAGTATATCTGGATTTGTTTGTCCATTACACGGTCATAGAAGGCATTTCTTTCCCGATAAAGTCATATGGATGGACACAACAGATAAGAGTGAATATGAAGATACAAATAAACTTTTTCAACCCCCAGCTAAATTTGATGTGAGAATTAGAACATGGATAGACGAAAACCAACTGTACAAATGCTTGGACGATTTCAACCTTGGCACGAAGGACATAGAGAACTTTTCAAGCGAGCTCATGCAAAAACTGGACAAGTTGCAATAATGGTGCGAGACACAGGAGAGACATGGTTCGACCAATCTACTGTAATTGGTGACTTATTAAATGAAGGCTATGTGTATGATAGGGATTATGTTATCATGCATGTTCCTAATATTGTCAACATCACTTATGGTCGGGATGTTGGATATAAGATTGAAAAAGAAACTCTTGATGATGAAATTGAAAGAATTTCTGCTACTGATGTTCGCAGTAAGATGGAAGGTATTTGGCGTTGATTGTTTTTAAGCATGTGAGGTGGAAAAACTTTCTTTCCACTGGTAATAACTTTACAGACATTGATCTCAATAAAAATCCAACGACACTTATTGTAGGAGAAAATGGTGCGGGCAAGTCAACTATTTTGGATGCTTTATGTTTTGGTTTATTCGGTAAGCCATTTCGTGCCATTAACAAACCTCTTCTCGTAAATTCAATAAACAATGGTAATTGCATAGTTGAGGTAGAATTTGAAATTGGTTCAAAGGAAATTAAGGTGGTGCGTGGCATCAAACCAAATGTCTTTGAGATTTATCTTAACGGAAAGATGTACAATCAAGATGCAAATGCGAGAGACTATCAGAAGTATCTAGAACAACAAATACTAAAATTAAACTATCGAAGTTTTACTCAAGTTGTCATTCTTGGGTCATCTACTTTTGTTCCTTTTATGCAACTGAAGGCTCGACACCGCAGAGAGGTTGTCGAAGAGATACTTGACATTCAGATATTCTCTATCATGAATTTGTTATTAAAACAAAAATTAAAGGATGTTTTCGATGATTTAAGAGAACTTGATTATCAGATAGATTTGGTTGAGGAAAAGGTATCACTTCAGCAGAAATATATTTCTGAGATGAAACAGAATAAAGAGAAACTTCTTACTGAGAAAAATGTTTTAGTCAATGGTAATGAAGAAGAAATTTTTATGCGTCAAGCAGAGATTGATTTGCTTAAAGAAGAAAATGATAATCTGCTTGCAAGTATAGATGATAAAACTGATTTAGATAAGAAACTAACCAAGCTAAAAGATATAAAATCAACTCTTTTGGAAAAACATAGAACGCACAGTAGACTTATTGGTTTCTTTGAAAAAAATGAGGATTGTCCAACATGTCAACAACACATTGACGAAAAATTTAAAGAGGATATGATTGGAAACAAACAGAAAGAAGTTGATAAATTAAGTTCTGGAATTGATGAACTAGAGAGTGAATTATTGAAATCAAACACTCGGCTTAAAAGTATTTCGGTCATTGCAAAAAAGATAAGAGATAATGAGGTACATGTTGCAAAAGATAAAAGTAGTGTAGATCAACTAGAAAAATTTAATAATACTCTGCGACAAGAGATAGAAGAATTGAATAGCGGTGAGGTTCATAAAAGTGATTATGAAAAGTTAAAGAAACTAAAAATCTCATTGGAAGGAACATCTACTCAAAAAGCAAAACTAAAAGAAGAACAAATATATTCTGATGCTGTAAGAAATATGCTGATGGATAGTGGTATTAAGACCAAGATTATCAAGCAATATCTTCCCATCATGAATAAGTTGATAAATACATATTTAACCTCTATGGAGTTCTATGTCAATTTCACTCTTGATGAAAACTTCAATGAAACTATCAAGTCACGATATCGTGATGAATTTACATATGCATCATTTAGTGAAGGCGAAAAGATGCGAATTGATCTTGCACTGTTGTTTACATGGAGAGCAGTTGCAAAGATGAAGAATAGTACGAACACGAACCTGTTGATACTGGATGAAATTTTTGACAGCTCGTTGGATGGTACAGGGACAGATGAATTCCTAAAGATTCTAAATACACTTGGTGACGAGAATGTATTTGTAATTAGTCATAAACAGGATGCACTTGCAGACAAATTTAATAGTATGATCAGGTTTGAGAAAGTGAAAAACTTTAGCCATGTTGCAGTTGAATAAGGATACAGACTATGGATAATTATTTAAAAGACTATAATGATAAAATCATAAGAAAGAAAAAACAACTTTTAACTCTAAAAGATAGTCCAAAGAAAACAGAAGAGTTTGTCAATAAAATTGTCTCTGAAAATTTTGAACAACTTTTATATCTAACACACAATATGAATCATGATGACGCTTTAATGAATAGAAATTCAAGTTCCGATTCAGATAATCATTATCTACAGGCACTTTGTTTAAATGCCAAACCTAAAAAGATATTGGAAATTGGTACATGGTGTGGGAAATCTTCTTATTATATGGCAGCTGCTAGTGATTGTCCTATTCATACAGTTGATGATAATGATGAGTTTTGTTTAGTTGATGGTTATGAAAAATACTCCAATAGAATTAATCGTAATCCTAATACCCATAGTTTAGAATTTTGGCCAAAGAACAAAGAGAAAGGTTTTGATTTTATATTTGTAGATGGATTTATTAATGCTGAGGATGTTCAAAATATATTTGAGATAACTAGGGATAACTTTTGGTTTGCAACCCATGACTACTATGATCATAAGCTTGATAGATGTAAAGGATTTGATGCAATTAAAGAGATGGCAGTCTTTGCACATACTTCAAAAAAATACAAATATACATTCTATGCTCCCCACAGAGAATGGGTTGCAAAAGGTATTCCCATATATAATGATTTTGGTTTCGGATCACTTAATACTTGTATTGCAGTGATGTACATTGAAAAAGATACTCAAATGGGATTTTCTTTTTAAGAGGCATATTGTGGAAATTAAACACCATAGACTTTTTCCAACACTGGTTTCAGAGTTTACAGATTTTGAACATCATGAAGCAATGAAAGAAGTGTTCTGGAAAAATCATAAACGACATGCATTTAAGAATGATCCTTTTCAGACAGAACCGCCAGAATATTTTGGAATGATTATTTCGCATTTGGATCAAGAATTATCACCATTATTTGAAAATGCCGTTGCATGTGCAAAGGGATATGTTCATGAATTAGGTGCAGACCCAGAGTCGTTTGTTTACAGCATTACAAAAAGTTTTGTGTCTACAAATGATATTCATACTAATAATAACCCACATAGTCATGGTGATGCTCATATATCTTTTATCTATTATATCAATGTCCCAGAGCATATAAATCAAAAGTTTTGTGTACATGATGAACGTATTAGGCATGAACCATGGCGGGGTTTCGCAGGATCACAGAAAATAGATAAACAAAACTGGTCAGATGTTAGTGCTAGTTTCTGGTCTTTTGATGTGAAAGAAGGAAACACAATTGTTATTCCAAGTATGCTAACACATTCCACTGCTTTTTGCGATGAACGGGATAATAAAGTAACGAATGTGTTTGAAAAGAACATCAATAAACTGGAAGATTTGAAACAGATGAGAGTTTCAATTGCAGGTGATATGATCATTTCTGCAAAGAATCCCGATGCAATGCCAGCAGTATTGGGGTTGCCACCTATAAATCTATGGAGACATTATGGGTAAGCGATCTGACTTTGAACGTAAACCTAGAGACTTCTATCCTACACCATTAGAAGCAGTGGAGCCATTAATTCCACACTTGGATGGGCAGTTTACATTCACAGAACCTTGTGCTGGTAATGGTGTGTTGGTTGATCATCTGGAATCAAATGGCGGACACTGCACATGGGCAAGTGATATAGAACCACAAAAAGATGGAATTATCTCTATGGGTTATTCTGAACTTAGTGATAAACATACGTTTTCCAATTACATAATTACTAATCCGCCATGGGATAGAACCATTCTGCATCCTATGATTGAACATTTTTCTAATTTAATTCCAACTTGGCTGTTGTTCGATGCAGATTGGATGCACACAAAACAAAGTAGACCATATCTATCATATCTACATAAGGTTGTGAGCGTAGGCAGAATTAAGTGGTTTGGTAATATGACAGGTAAGGATAATTGTGCTTGGTATCTGTTTGATGCACAAACACCACCAATTATGGGTACATTTTTTTATGGAAGAATATAATGGCAATATACAAATTAGTTGAAAACACAAGCCCTGCTCTTACTATACCTATTGAGAAGTGTAGTGATGATTTAGACAGGAAAGAGCTGAA